TTGTGCTACAATCTGTGTTGCAAGATCTTTTCCTATATCTTCAATAAATTGTGCGGGACGGGTTCTAGTCTCTTGTACAGCCATTATAATACTTCCTCTAATCTTTGTGATGTTTGAAACATTTTACGTGCGCCTTTTAAGCCTTGCGATTCTTCTGATACTTCACCTCCGGCTTCGAGGTTTTTCATCATGTTATACATGACTTCTGCGCCTTTGTCTACATCTCCCTCACCTGCATTTCTAACAGCATCTGCCGTAAACACAAACTCATTCTTTGATAGTCTTGCAGGCACATCGTCTGCTTTTTCCATTCTACCTATTGGCACAAATCCACCTTCAGCTCTTAAATCCATTTCTTGTCCACCCATATCTAATAGTGGCATAGTCTTTTTAGCTACAGGCTCTTTACCTTCTGCAGGTCCGCCCTCAGCTTTAAAACCTCTTGCTCTTGCGTCCATCATATATTGTTCTCTTCTAGCTGCTAAAATAGATCTTCTAGCTTTTTCTATATCTATACCTTTTTCTGCTGCCAGCTTTTCTGCTTCATCTTCTTGTTCTGGTGTTAGTAATCCTGCTAATAATGAACTTCCAGCTATAGCTGCTGTTACACCACCACCTGGAATACCACTAATCATAGATCCAAATGCGCTTTGTGCAAAATCTCCACCTACTTTTCTTAATAAAGGATTAAAACTACCTTTTCCAAAAAAACTAGCTCCTGGTAAATTACCAAATTTAAATCCACCTGCACCAAATCCTCCTCCTAAACCATATATACCTGCACCAATAATAGCAGCTTTACCAATCGGTGACTTTGCAATCTTTTTGACCGTTCTTGTAACTTTCTTAACAAGTTTACCTAGACCATACATCTGTCTTGCAGATTCAAAATCATATTCACCACCTACGACATTACCACCATCCGCGTAACCTGCTGCTGGTATGCCGCTTAATCCTCTTTGAGCGGGAAGTTGTGCTACTTGTGGACCAGGTGGAGTAAATCCTATTGAACTTAAATAATCTCTAAATGTTCCAGCACTACCAGTATCACCAAACATTACACTACCACCACCCGGAAGTCCTACATAACTTATAGCTTGTCCTCCAAATCCTATTGGTCTTCCTTTTGCAAATTCAGCAAAACCAGCTCTAAATTCTTCTGGGACCTTATTAAATATTCTCTCTCGTGATTCTGTAAGTAATGGATCTATAGGTTGCACTGCTTTTAATTCTTCAACAGGTTTAAAATTAGGATCTATCGTAGCATTAAAATCAGGTCTTATGCCAATGGGTCTAGATGGTCTACTATCTAATGCGGGAAGTATTTCATTACCAGATATTTCAGGCAACTTTATACCACCAGGTATTATACCTGGTTGTTGTAAACTACCAAGACCCTCCATACTACCTGAACCTAAACTAGATTCAGCTGTCTTTAATCTTTGATTAATACCTTGTAACATTTGTTCTGCAGAAGATACATCACCACCTAATTTTTCTAATCTTTGTTCGATACCACCACCTTCTTGAAGACCTATTCGTCCACCATCGGCTCTAAATGCTAATCGTAAACCTTCATCTTCTTTTTCATCTTCACTTGGTTCTTGGTCCATGTCGCTTGGTGCTTGGGCCATGATGCCTTCTAACGGAAACAGACTATCGCTGTAATCTCCTTGGTCTTTTCCAAAACCTGGTTTTAAATCACCAATTGCACGTATTTCTCCTCCGAGTCTGGCTCGATCGTAAGCGTCGTAAGCTTGTTCTAATTCTTCTTCTGTCATCGTATTAAGATCAGAGAAATCTAAATTACCATATTTTTTTCCTAACTCACCTGGAAGTTGAAATCTTCCACCTTGAATGACCCTGCTAAAAAAAGGTCTATTTTTTGATGCTAAAAAATCCATGCCTGCTTGTCCAAATTTACCACCTGTAAGGATATCAAGAGGACCTATTGGAAATTTTTTTTTAGGTCTTCTCTCTGTAAAATCTTTTAATAATTTTTCTCTTCTTTTTAATGGAATAGGTCCTTGAAGTTGAGGTGGTAATTGAGTGCCTCGGGACACTTGTTGATTGTAAGTTTGTAAAGCACTACTTTTATCATCAACTCTATTATCAGTGGGTCCTTGTTTTCCTGTACTTCTAGAATATGTCGATGTTCTACCTTGAACCTCTTGTGCTCTAGCACTTCTGTATCCTGGTCGTTTACCAGTTTTAGATGGCTGTACTAACATACCCCCATCTTGTAACATCTGTTTTGCTTGTTGTGATCTAGTTATGGCCATTTATCTATTCTATTTTGTTTTAGGGAATAAATCAAGACTCGGCATGATCACCGTTACGTCTCTTCTAATGTCCTCTGGTGGTATACCTTTTGCTTTCCACTCAGAATCATTCTTGTATTTTTCCCCTGTTTTCTTGTTAGTTATCTTTTCTATAATTTTATCTGGTTGTATTTCAATCATTATGTTGTTACCTCTTTCTTAATATTTAAGTAGCTAACCGCTATATCAAACGAATCTGTGTTGCTTGATTGTATAGTTAGAGTATTACCTCCTTCAACTATCAATGGTTGAGTAAGTAATTCTGTTGTGACGTTTGCTGTCAACGCTGCTGATTTTATAGCTGTAATACTATTATTTGTAACCGTAACGGTAGGTGTTCCTGAAGATGTAACTAAGATAGATTTAATTACATATGTTTCACTTGTTAAAGGATTACCAGTACCAAAAGGATTTATAGCACTACCTGATGTGCTATTATCTGTTCCTACAAATTTAAATAAATTAGCCATTAGTTAATAAAGAAATTAAATGCTTCTACCTCCTCTTTTAATTCTTCTTGAAACGTTGTATTTAATTTTTCTACAATTGCATCAAGATCTCTGACTTGTGCTTCTGCTGTAAATAAATCATACTCTTTACTAGGTCTAGTTATTATTTGTGCTATCTTTGCCATTATCTACGTCCATCTGGTTGTATGTCTAATCTAAAAGTTCCTAATTTCCAACTCTGGCTAGTTGCTATATTTTCTATTTTTAATGCAATCGCTCTTGCTCTTGCACGTGTGTCTACTTTTGTTGTTGAACTAGTTACATCAAAAGGTCCTAATGATGAACTTGATTGAGAGTCATTTGGAAAATTTCTTAATTCTAAAGTTACTCTAGTTGCTCCTGTTTGTGATATAAAGTCAGGAACAAATCTTCTTATTTTCATAAGAAACTCTCCATCTCCTCTAAGATCTGCCGTGCCTGTTGTAGCACCTCTTGCTGTTCTTTGTGTAATATCAAAATCTCCAGATGATATGTTTGCAGTTATTGCAGTGATTGTGCCACCTCTAATTTGATCTGTTCCTGTTTCATGTTCATAATATGTTGTTCTACCTTCTGTATTACCCACAACATCAAATGATGTATCTGTAGATGCATCGTATTCTAATGCGTGTGGTAAACCAAAAACAGCTGAATCTCTCCACATTGTTCTAGCTAAAGACCCTACCGTCCAAACAGGTCTTCGTGCTGACGAATCAAAATAATTATATGCAACCATCTTATTTACGACTGATGATGTTGATGTTGGATAAAACCACATAACCTCACCAAACAAATTATTTAATCCTGCTGATACCATTTGATTACCAGATTCTAAATTTATATCATCAAATACGAAATCTTCCACGAGACAAGGTAATGATTCTAGTTTACCAGCATATCTAAAGAAACCATTTTCTGACATCCAATACGCAGCACCATCAACTTCTACACATGCGTTCTGTCCAACAAGTCCGCAGTGTGTTCCAACTTGTGAAAAGGCAAACGTAAATGGTTGACCAACAAAACGTTGTGTAAATAAAGCCGTGTCGGTCCAAACATAAATTGCATCTCTACCTCTGATAGCTCCTCTGATCTGTTATCCGTCAGCCAGTCTTTGTGTGCCCGCTGTAGTTTCCGCTGATTGTACATAATTATTTATATCTTCTTGATCCGAGAATCTTATAAACATATCGTCTTGTGTTGTGGGATCTCCAATGGTTGTTTCTGTTCCATAAAAAACCAAGTGCCGATCCGGTGTTGATACAACCATGTGTCTTGATGCAGTTGGCGCACCAGTTATAATTACAGCTCTTGTATTTTCTGCATTTGTTGCTGCAGAGTTCCATTCAAACACAGCGCTGTCATGAATAAGACATATAGCCTTATCACCAAAATTATCTAATGACCACATACCAGGTTCTAATACTAAGTCACCTGATGCAGCTTCACCCCACGCAACAAAGTCAGTAGAATTTGTTACCGTTGCTCCACTTGAATGAGCAGATCTCGTAGAATTTCTAACTCCTCTAGTTATACCTGTTAAAGTGTTTCCAGAAACTCCTGTGTAAGAAATTTCTTCATTACCTACTTGAATAAAGTTTGTACCTGAAGTTGGAAATTGTGAAGCATCAGTTAAAGTAATTGATGTTCCAGAACCACCTGTTCCTGCTGTATCATCTAATAAAGCACCATTTAGAGTCGTGGTCGATGCACCTATTTCTTCTCCACCCCAAGTACCTAAAGACCAACCAAAACCTTTTGCTTGAACAGCTGGTCCGACTGGATAATAGTGTTGAACTCTAATACCACCTGATGTCGTTGCACCAGATCCTGTTTCATTTGATGGCATTGTTATAGTTAAAGTTGTTGCTGATGGCACACTTGTCACCATAAATTTTTTGTCATTAAAATCAGATTCACCAAAATTAGATCCTGTGATTGTAGAAAAATTATCTAACAATATAATATCATTGGCCTCTATATCGTGTGTTGTAGAAAAAGTTAATGTAACAACCGCTGATCCGTTGGTCGTGGTAAATGCATTTGAAAGAGTGGTTGTAGTTTTAATTGGATGTATGTCATAAAATACACCTCCAGAGTATACATATAAAATTCTATTGGTTCCTATAATAGAGTATTTAATAGATGTGGTACTAACAAAATGATGAAGCCCTCTACCAGCTCCTGTTAAAAAATTAGTCCCTCCTAATTGATTCCAACCCCCTATTTTTTCAGGTGTACCATATCTAAATCTAACATTATCGCAGTCCACCCATTGACCCTCTGCTGTGGTTTCTGAGATTTGTTTATTAATACCTGGTTGAAAACCTATTTTTTGTAACATATAAAAACCTATTTATGTCTATTGTATAGGTAATATATCAGATTGCCTAGGGTCTTCAACCCACTCTTTGTACTCGTTTAGGTTAAAACTAATCCCCATTTTAGAAATAGAATCTTGATTGTCTTTTGTTCCATGAACCAAAAATGAGTTCCAAACGGCAAAAGTGCCCTCCTCAGCCATAACGTATTCATCTATTTCTGGAAAAAATAAGGCTTGATTACAAGTATTTAGATACAAAACACCAGAATAGATTGCTTCATGGTGGTCATGAAAATTAGTTTTCTCTCCAGGTCTTACTTCAAATCCCCAAGAAGCTGCTAAATATGTTTTCTTAGAGTTATAATATTTATCAACATGTCGTGCTATTTTTCTAATTATAGAGTGTAGTTTTGTATCTCTAACAAAGTAATCTATAGGTGTCATTAAATTAATAACACCTGTTTTATTTATTAAATTATTGTTTGAATTAAAAGAATCTTTTATCTTATCTATGAAATATTTTGTATCAATATCTATTTTACCTCTTACAAAGAAAAATTCTTTTTGAAATTTCCTGTTTATTTCTTTATTTATAATCATTCTAAATTTATATTTACATTTACTCTAATCTTTTCATCTGTTTGAGGGACACTAGCATGTGGCATGGATCCATCAAATATTGTAAGACTATTCTCTATTGAGGGCACCTTATCACCATTTTTAAATAAAGTATATCCATTACATGTGTTTACAGAAAACAAAGCAACTTTATGTGGTCTAGCAGCATCAACATGAAAGGCAGAGGGAATCTCTAATTCTTTTTTTGTATACAAATTAGCTTTTATTCTAAAAGGTTTAGAATTAATTCGTTTAATCAAGGGATCTACAAGTTGTTCGTAAAACGGACTCTTAACATTTTCCTCATTGAGTAAAAGATGAAAGAAAAGAAAATCTTGTTTGTCTTCTTCGTAAGCCACATGATCTATAAAATACCAAGGAAACTCATTGCTTAATATTATTGTTTTATACACATCAAACTCTTCTTGAGGTAAAAAATTTTGATAAACTTTAATCACTAGGATACGTAGTCTAAATTAAATGCTATTAAATATTTTGGTCTATCTGCTTCAACTCTTTTAGAATTGTGAAATAAAAAACTACTAAAAAAACAAAAGTTACCTATCTTCTGTTCTACTTTTTCGTCAAGATCCGAAAAATCTGTTGAATGATCTTCTACATCACTTAAATATAACACTCCAGATCCTAAAGAGTTTACATGAGTATGTTCATCAGTATAATCACCTTTGTCTTGTCTAACACCCCAAGCTGTATTTAAAGTCCAAGAATAAGGTATCTCTTTATTAAAATGATTAAACTTATTTAACATTTTAACAAACACATTTAAAAAGACAGGGTCATTAACAAAATACTTATCATGTGTCATCTTACCTATTAATTTTTCTATAGTATAATTCATATTGTTTTTTTCATTTATGCCCTGTTCAATTTTATTTATTAAATATTCTAGGTTTGGAATTTCTATGTTTCCTTTAATAAAAAAATAATCTCTATTAACAGTAGATCTTATGTCTTTTGTTATTATCATTTATTTTCTCCTGCAAATTTAAAATTAAAAGCTATTAGATACTTAGTTTGATTTGTATAAATTCTTTTTGCCTTATGATTTAAAAAAGGACTAAATATTACAAAGTCTCCTTTTCTTGGTTCAATGCTTTCTTTTATTTCTGGGAAAATTGTAGGTTGATCTTCGACATCATTTAAATAAATACAACCAGAGCCTAAAGAGGAAATATGGTTATGTTCTTCAGTATAATCTCCAAAGTCCTCTCTAACACCCCACACAGATTGTAGAGACCAAGAGTGTTGAATTAATCCTTTCATGTTATTTAATTTGTTTAATATCTCAAACAAAATTTGTTGAAATTTAAGATCTTTCATAAACCACTCGTAAGGAGTTAACTTACCTTGAACTTTTAATTTATAACTAAGATTATTTGGGTGCTTTATCCCTTCATTGATTGCATTAATAAAATATTCAGAATCAATATTATCGATGTGACCTTTAATAAAAAAATAAGGCTGTTCTATTTTTGACCTAGTGTATTTTTCAACAATCATTTTTTGTCAATTTTAAGATCCTGTGGAATATATCTCGTTCCATTTTTATCTTTTGGACAATATCTCATAAAACACTCACTTATGAGTTTAACGAAAACATTTTGAAATTGAAAAATAGATTCTCTTTTTAGAATACTTTTTCCAAAAAATAAAATGTGCATTCTTTCTTTCCAAGAGTATTTAATTTCTAATTCTTCCTCTTTAAAAATATATTGCATAATGTCTCCTTTCCTTAAACATAATTTATATTTATATTAATTCTTAGATCTGTATTTGTACATGTGCTAGCATTATGTAGCTTATGTGTATCAAAAAACAAAGCTCTATTTTCTACACTTTCTATAATAGAACCATCTTCTAATTTTGTAAACCCATCGTTACTATTTACGTAATAAAGAAAACCTTTTGTCTCAAAAGGGTAGTCACGATGTTTCGTAAACTCTACAAGTTTATGGGTTTTAACATAACAATTAGATCTGACTCTAACTATACTTCTACAAAGATCTATTTCATTTATTTTATTTAACAAAGGGGTTATGGCATTCCACACTTCTTTTGAGCTTAAAAGATGTGTTCTATATATTTCATGAAAAAAATAAAAACCATCATTAGAATCAGGTAAACCACAAGTAGGAGAATAATACCAAGGGAATGTATCTCCTAAAAATAATTTTTTAATTACTTCAAATTTTTCTTTTGGTAAAAAATTATCTATTACTTTATTAGAAGTCATAAACTAAATTCCCAGATATTGTTATTCTATAATCGTCAACACCATAAAATGGGTAAACACAATGAGGTGTTGTTGCTGAAAATACTAAACATTTTTTTTCCCATGTTCTATCTGGTTTGAATCTGTATGGTGTTATTGTGCCCTCATGGTCTAAAAATAAAAACTCTAACGAAGCTGCACAATCACAATTACTTTCTATTCCTGGTGAGTTTTTTGTTTGTTCGTCAATATCAAAAGGCAACTGCATAAATAGTATAAATGAAAATACACCTGAGTGAGTGTGTGTAGGATTAAACTCGTGTTTTCTTTGAAAGTTAACCCATAATTTATCTAAAACTAATGGAGGATTGATTTTTTCTGCCTTAGTAATTACTTTATCTAAAATATTAGGAAACTTATTACTTTTTTTAATAATGTCTATTATAAACTCTTCGATTTCTTTTTTATATTCAAATAACTCATATTCTTTTTTAATATTACCCGCTAAATCATAATTAAATTTAACTTTTAAATCAGTGTTTATATAATTTTTTATTTTATTAAAAAGATCATCTGGCATTAATCCACCTGCTAGCATTTTACCCCCATGTTAAAAGACATTATAATTCTATTTGATTCACTTAAATTAGGCTCAACTCCATGTCTTAAAAAACTTGGAAACAAAATAAGATCCTTGTCTTTTGGGATTATTGCATGGCTTGGTTTTAAATCAGTATGTTCTTTATCCATACTTAAATTTCTATATTCCATCATTTCAACAATTTGATTTGGATTTTCAAAATATAAATTACCAGAGTCTTTACTTGCTTTTAAATAATAAACTCCAGAAAAAGCAGATAAAGAATGTATATGAGGCATATTAAAATGTCCTTTTGAATTTTCTATAATCCAACCATTATAAAAAAAGAAATTTTTTAATTTCCAAGATTCTTCTATATGTGGTGTTAAAGACTCTCCTAAAAGTTGAAAGATTGGATTATCTAAAGGTATAAACTCCGTATGATAACCCCCTGCATTAGAATGTTTTCTTCCTTCTTTATTATTTTGTTTTTCGTTTTCTAAATAATTAATAATTAAATCATCTAATTTATCATTAAATATTTTTGATCTCCAAACAGATGTTGTAAATAAATGTTCTAACATTACACTTCTGGATTTCTTAGTATATCTCTTTTATCGTACTTATACTCAGCGTTGGGTCCATCTTGATTTACATAGTGTAGAAAAGCTTGTGAATGCCAGTCTCCTGTAAAAGGTTTTCTATAATGCTCTAGATCACAGCCCATATAAATACACGCTTCTCCTGGTTTCATTTCTACAGGGGTGTTTTCCATGTATATAGGCCACTTTGTTCCATCACTACCAAACATTACCGTAACGGATATTTCGCAAGATGGTCTATCTGTATGTTTTTCTAACTCTGCGTTGTAAGAATAAAATCTTGTGAAAGAATAGGTTGGAAATAGTTTAAGACCTGTTTCTTTTTCCATTAATGGTAATTTTAACATTAATAAACTTTCGGCAAAAGGATCTTCATAAAAATAAGAATCATGATTATTACTTTGCATAAGATCAAAACTTTTTTGATTTTTCTTGTGTTTTAATAACATATAGCGATTTGCTAACTGCAACTCATCTTTCGATAAAAAGTTTTCAACTTTTTTATATTTAAAATCTTTACCTATGACGCCCATGATACTATTGAATACCTTAACCCTTTCTTAATTGGATTTACTCTATGTGGAAATAAAAAATTACTTGGCCACACTATTAATGTTCCAGATTCATTAGGCACTTTTAAAACAGAATTACCCTCCGAATCACAAAACTCTAGCTCCCCTCCCTCATAATCATCATTTAATAATAGTATACAAGATAGTTCTCTAGGGTATGTATAGTGATGGTCTGTGTGATAGATGTAGTGTCCGCCCTCTGTATATTTAAGAATTTCAATATTATTTAACCTTTGTGGTGTTGGAGGAAATTTACCAACATCTTTTCTGTATTTTTCTATACCTTTAAGAAAAAAAGAACCTAAAAAATTAAACCAATGAATCATTGTTTGATTTTTATGATCAATAGTTAGAGCTAAATTTTTAGCATTTCTAATTTTTTCTTTAACATCATCTTTGTTTTTACTACCTATAACCGTAGCACTTTCAAAGTTTTGAGTTTTACACCATTTAATAATAGAGCTAATCGCTAATACAGGGAATACTTTGCGATAAACTTTTATGTAATCTGTTGTTTTATTGCTCATTTAAATACCTTTTTATTCCAAAATTTAGTTCTGTACCAATTTAAAATAGTTGTGGCAAAATCTAAACTATTTTTTCTGTTTTCTAAACTAGCAAAATTATTCTCTTCTATTTTCATTTTCCAAGAATCTCTTTTAAAAGGTATCACTTGCACATAGGGAGTTCCTTTTTTAAAAAGTTTTTCAAATTTAGGATACTTAGCAGAGTTAATAGTTATAGGAAAATGAACATTCATTGGAAAAACATCTGTATCTACTATACCTGGTAATATGTGAAAGTGATCTTCCTCTCTATGCATGGGTGATACAAACATACAAGAATATCCAGGTGGGGTTTTTATATGCCAAGGGTTGATTATTTTTTTAAAAAAAGGCATCTTTTGTTGCTTAACCATAAAAGAATCGTCTCCTCCTACTTGGTCAGAGGGATGTGAAACAGGGCCATCTTGAATTAAATTACCTAAATTATAAGGGTTTGCTGGTAATCCTCCGTGTGTTTTGAAAGCGTAAGTGTACTCTGTCATTTGTTCATTTTTTTCCTTACCTTCTTGTCCAAATCTTATTTCAAAATCTTGTGTTAGTTTTAATAAATATCCTGCTGTGATTGCATCTTGCACAGGAACACAGCCTTTGATGGTTTTGTTATGAATACTATGTTTTAATTTTTT